TACACCATGACTATTCTGTGAACAGTTAAGTTGTATTGTTCCATCAGTACTACTACCATCACCTTTTATTTCAACAACACCTGTACCATTAGGATTTAGTTTTACATTACCGTTAGTAGTGCTTGTTGTTATTTCATTTGTTTGAACATCTAAGTTACCACCTAATTGTGGTGTTGTATCTTCAACAATATTACTGATACCTGTACCACCACCACCACCTGCATTGGCAGCCCATTTAATACCTGCTGCTTCTGTGCTGTCAGCAGTTAAGATATATCCATTCTGTCCAACAGAGAGGGCTGTAGGATCACCAGAGCCATCTCCTACTAATAGTTCACCTTTACCATCAAGATCACTATTCATTACTGCACCAGCAGCATCTACATTAGTTGCATCTGTAACATCAGCACTTGTTTCTACACCTGATAATTTGGTTTTCTCAGCATCAGTAAAAGCATTGGTATTAGACTCACCTTCATAAAGACTTTTAATTTCTGCACCTGTTTGATCCGTAGTGGCACTAGCTTCTATATTATTTAGCTTTGTATGATCTGCATCAGTAAAAACATTAGAATCTGTAGCTGATTCTACAAGTGTTCTTATCTCAGCAGCAGTTTGATCAGCAGTTGCATTATCTTCTATGGCATTTAACTTAGTATGATCAGCATCAGTAAACACGTTGCTATCACTAGCACTTTCTACAAGTGTTCTTATCTCACTAGCTGTTTGATCTTGAGTAGCGTTGGCTTCTATTGCATCTAATTTACTTTTTAGTGCATCTGTAAAAATATTACTGTCACTTGCATTACCTACAGCAGTTCTTATTTCTGCATCTGTCTGATCTGCGGTTGCTCCTTCTTCTATACCTGCTAACTTATCTGTAATCTCTTGTTGTGCAAATAGTATCTGGTCACTATTATTATCAAGATCTGTTTCTGTTAAAACACTTCCATCTGTAAAATCTACTTTCTTTGTACTGATATTTGTATCTCTGGTGAATTTAACATTACCTGTACCACTTGGAGGGGTATTACCAGAAGTAAATTGTACTTCAGATCCTACAATATTATAGTGAGTACCTAATGTTTTAAGAACACCTCCGACTATTACATCAACTTCAGTATTGGCTAAGAAAGCAAAACTTATAGCAAAGTTATTTTGACTACCTGTACCATTATGATTTTGTGAGGTAGCTGTTGTGTTAGTAGCCATAATTATTCAGAAGTGATATTTTCAAATAAAGGTATTATATCTTCGATTGCTCTTCTGTTTTCATTCTCAGCCATTGATTTTAATTTTTTATCCATAATATATTCCTCATAATACTTTACAGCAACTTTTTTGTAATCTTTCCAAAGCTTTCTTACTGGTTTTTGTAGTTCTGCTCTAATAATTTCTTTTCTTTTTAACATTCCTTGTGCATCAATACCACCAGAACTATCACTTTCTAATTCTTTTAAAGCTTTAATATTTGTTTTCTCTCTTGATAATTCTAAAATAAGTTCTGGAAAACGCTTACCATTCTTAGGATCAAAGAAAGGACTGCCATCACTATCAAAACTTAATTTTATAAAAGGTATTAAACTTGTAAGTTTATTATATTGAGGAGTTGTAAGATTTACTTCATTTCCGTATTTTCCAAAACTAATAGTATCAAGTGGTGGTACAAGTTTTAAATCTATTCTTCTTATATATTCATCAACAGGATTATCTTTTTCTTTTCTATATTTAAAAGGATTAAAATAATTACCAAAGAAAGCACCTTCTGGATATTCAGCAATTCTGCCTGTTGTCATGCTTCTAATCGGTTCAATATCTGCACTAAAACCAGCAGTATAATCTTGCAAACCTCTCATTATCATTGTGCCAAAAATATCTAAGTCTTGAAAAGGATTATTAGATAATTTTAAACTACCAAAATCATTCCCTTCATATTCACCATAATCTTCTGTATAGTCTCCTTTATCTTCCATTCTTTCTGTTTGTGGTTTTTTATCTCCTTTAGTAAATTTTGTTTTTCTTTTTGGAAATCTACCTTCGTATGTTTGAGTTCCTAATAATTTACCTTCATTATCACGAAGTTCGTATGTCCATTTTTCACCTCTTGCTCTTGTAATGCTTCTCCATAAAGAAGAAAAAGGTACAAGATTTGCAGCGTAGTTTGCTGGTACTCTATAAAATCTTTTTAAAGCACCAACATTATTTGTTAGATCAATAAATTCTGCAATATTTTGAAGCATATACTTATTACCTAAATTTCTTGATAACAAACCTGTAAGAGCAAAAGCAGCATTATCATAATCCTCATCACTTACAAAATCTCTAATATATGCTAAATCACCTGCAATCATTAATAACGAACCTATTGGTTCCATTCGAGATAAAAGATCTATATATTCATAATTTGGTAAACCATTATCTCCTCTAATTATGTTGCCATCTTTATCTTTTTGTAAAACTCTAAAACTATAAGGTAACTCATCAGTTCTTTTTTCTCCTTCTCTTAAATATTTATTATGATGACCTCCACCAATAAGTGCTAATTCGGCTTCTGGGTCATCTTTTGCTGCTGCCAAAGCTATAAAATAACCCCATAAAAGACCTCCTACAGTAGCTTCTCCATTAGCTCTATAGGCTGTAGCTAAATCATCACTTAATAAATTATCATTATGTTCTTTTAAAATTCTTCCTAAAGTTAAATTATATTTTGGTGGCATACCTTTAAATATTGTTCTTATATCTGGTACACCTGTTCTTCTCATTACTTGTTTGCCTATATTTACAGGTGTAGTAACAAAAGGAACTATAGGTCTTAAAGCAGAAGATTTTAATATCTCTGCAAGTTTTTTTGTTTGGGCTGAACCTGCACCATTTAATCCAAATCCTTTGCCTAGTTCAGTTGTAAATGTTCTATCTGCTGAATAATCTAAAGCTCTTGTATATGCGTCTAAAATATTTTCATTTGGTACAAAATCAGGAAAAGCACTATCCATACCTCTTGTAAAACTTTTTGTATTAACAATATCTATAATTTCATCAAAATTACTATTCACATAAATACTATAAGCTTTACCTGTTAATCCTCTTTCTGTTGCTTGTTGTGTAAGTTCACCCATTAAATGTGAACGAAATGCAGTTTGTTTTATAAATTCGTCACCTGCCATCATAAAACGAGAAGGTATTCTAATTCCATGACCAGCAAAATTTATAGTTTTTGCAAAAGCATTATCACCCATCATTCTTATTGCATATCTTTCATAAGCATCTTGAGTACCAAACATTCTTCTTTCATCAAGAATATTTTTATCAAGCCATAATGCTTTACCTGCTGCTTTTATACTGTCTCCCATTGAAGTAAAAATAGTAGCGAGTTCTCTAGCTGCTCTTATTTTCATTTGTTTGTCCATAATTGGACTACCTGCTGCTAGGTCTAAAGGACCAAGAGCAACATTGAATAAAGAACCAATAATATTTATAATTTGTGTTTCTGGTGCTGATAACAAATTATTTATAAATGCTTCATTACCAATTCTTAAAACTTTAGCTCCTTTTTCAAATAATGTCATACCTTTTACAAGTTTGCTTATTTTTTTACTATCACCCTGCATAGCTAATACTTTTCTTGTAATACCTAACAAGCCTTCAATATCATTATTTTTGATATAAGTCTGCATACCTTCATATAGGTCTTCTTTTGTTGGTATTAGTTTTTGTTCAGCTATTTGTTTTTTAGTCTTTTCAACTAAATCTCTTGTTGTTGTTTGAAATCTTTCTCTTCTTGCACGTTCAGCAGTTTTTTCTCCACCACCAATACCTGCTTGTACTTCTTCATCAACTGATTTACGAATAACATCTTTAGGTTCTGCATCTATAAGTTGATTTACTCTTACTGTACCTGCTGTTTCGTTACTTATTTTTTTAGTTGGACCTGCAAGATTTATCATTCTTGATACATCTTCTGACCAGTTTTGTAATAATTCATCTGGTATCTCTTCTCCAAGCATAAAAGCTTGTTCTATGTCAGTCATGTATTGGCTTACGTTTGTGGCTAATCTTTTTTGTTCTTTTATTGCACCAAGATAAATAACCCTCATGTGTTTTTCTGGGTCATTAGGACTAATTTTTTTTGCTATTTGTATTACTTTAGGCAACAATTCATCATAGCCCATAGCACTTGCAGCTTCTACTGAAAACTCATCAGGTATAACGATTCTATTTAAGACTTTACCTGTAGCTTTCCATGTATCATCAGTAATACTTTCTACATCATTCCAAATCTTAGGATTAGGTTTTGACTGCTGTAAAGGCAAGTCAGTAGCTTTTGTCTTAGTTTTTTTAGTTACTTTTGTTTTAGGTGCTACTTCATCAAACTTAGGTAGGTCATCTAATACTTTTGTAAATTCATTTGAAAATTCTTCACTACCTACAAGAGTTGCTTTCTTTAATCTTTTAATTTGTTTTAAAGCAAAATCTAATCTTTTTGGATTATTTTTTATATCTTTTAATAATTGTATAGTTCTATTAGCCATTTGTTCTGGGCTTAATATATTAGGACCACCTGTAACGTCATCAATAAGTCTTACAGCGTATGGTTCTAATACATTTTTTAATTTAGGTAATTTTGTTGCTGCTGTTGCTGTTAGTCCAATAGTTTCTCCAAAAACTGTACCTGTCAAAAACTGCTTTAATTTTGCTTCACCAAAGTTACTTTCTTCTCCTTCTTCTGGTCTTTCTGGTGCAGATAAATATTCAACAATAGGTTTTACAAATCTATTAGTAACAACTGGATTTTCTATATCAGCAAGAAAATTAAATAAATTTTCGTCATAAGCATCTACACCAACAAGATCTGCTGCACCACCAGCAGTAAACCATCTAGCACCAGTAGCAATCTTGTCATAGTTTTTTATTCCTTGTAATGCTTTTATACCTTTTATGCCTTTTAGAGCTTTGTTAAAACCTGCATAAGGTATTAAAAATCCAGAACCAAACTTAAATATTTGATATGCTGCATCATCTAAATCACCTTCTCTTTCAAGACCTAAAGCTTTTAAATCAATTAATTCATTTGGGTCGTAAGGATTACCTTGTATAAAATCACTTATATGTTTTATTTCATTTGGTATATCAACAATACCTGCTGCGGTAGCTCTTAAAGCAGTAGCTTCTTCCTCTGATCTAGGTTTTAAAAATTCATCTTGAAACTTTGCAGCACGATTTAATGTGTCTTCTGTTATTTGATTTGGTACTATAATTGCACCTGAGTTTTTTCTTAATTGATCGAATATTGCTTTAGGTATATCTCTAATACCAAAATTTTTTAACTTTTCATTTTCAGTAAAGTCATCAGTTTGTTTTGACTCAACATTAAAAGTTTGTTCTGGTGCTTTGTTTTCGTCTTGTGGTATTAAGTTTGAGTCAGTCATTATTACTGATTAAAAGATTACGAGCATTGATTAAGGCTTCTCTAACTAAGCCTGCATCTATTCTGGCAAAATTACCAGCCTTGTCATTATCATACATACCTTTACCATCTGGTCCTTGTATTGCAGCAAATTCTAATGCTAAATCTTCATGTGCTGCTTTAAGGTCATCACTACGACCTGTTAAATAAGCAGCTAAAGAAGGTCGTTTTCTACCACTTAATAACATACCCCAGAATAATCTGTCTTGATTCTCAGGAGTCATAATATCATCTTTGCTTAGACCAGAATAAACTCTGGCTTCTGTCAAAACTCCAGGTGTGAATTGATAAGCACCTACAGCAAATACTTTATTGTCAGCTTGCATCTGCTCCATTTCACCAATAGTTTTACTTGTAATATTCATTTCCCCTGCTGTATCAGTAGTACCACCATTAAAAGCATTATATAAACCACTACCTAAAGATTCTCCACCTCTAACTAATTCTGCTAAACCACCAAAGTCAGGAAAACTTTCTTGATTTAAAAGTTCTTGTAAATTAAATTCTATTGGAATACCACCGCCAAAACCTGCACCTCTTCTATTTTCAAATTGAGGTACAGAACCTAAATTGATTCCTCCTTCAAAAAAATTACCTTCATCTTTATTTTGGTTAATTGTAGGATCATCTTTATTTTCTTCTGAAAATCTACCCGTAAATTCTGATCCTCTATTTAAAATTCTATTAGGATCATCAGAATCTAAATCCGTTTGTCTGAATATTATTGGTGGGTCTGCTTTTTTAAAAGGGTCAAATGTGTTTGGATATAACTGTTTTCTTAATTCAACAAATTCTTTTTGTCCATCAGCAGCTAAAGCTTGTATAGCATATTGTTGTTCTATATCTTGTAATTCTAAACTTGTAGGTTGTTTGTTGTTTTCTTTTATGTAATTTAAATAATATTCTTTAATATTTTTTTGAACGTCAAATCTAATTTTAGTTGCTTTAACTAAGTTTGGTTTACCACTACCTGCACCTGCAAATTTTTTTAAATAAAAGAATTTATCACTTGTACCTAAATTATCATTTACTGTTTTCATTATGTTACCAGTAGAAGTTGATATTTTTTCTGCTAAACCATTACTTTCTCTTGCTAGTTTTTTTAAGTCATCTATTAATTTTATTGCTTCATTGTCCATTGTTGCATGATTATTTTCTATATCTGCGATAGCTTTTTCTAAATTATCATCTAAACCATCATAAATACCTTTTCCTATTTTGTTTTCTAGTTCTGGTATAAGTGTACTTTTTAATTGAAAATTATCTGATTTACCAAGTTGATCTATATAAGCCTGTTCTTCTTTTGTTGTAAATCTTAAATCATTTTTTAAAGCTTCATATTCTTTTCGTTTATTTTGTATTGCAGTAGTCTTGTCGGCTTCTGTCATATCTACAGTAAGAGGTATATTATTTAATTTTTGAAATCTATTTTTTATTTCTAATTTATTTAATTGAGGTTGTATTTCATTCTTATATTTAATTTTTTGTGTTACTAATCTCTCAAATTTTTCATCAAAAGCTGCTGATTTTACTAAATAATCTTTATGACTTTTTAAATCTTTATCTCCATATTTAACTAAACTTAAAAATCTATCTGGAAAATTTTCAGCCAAGGTTAATTTACTAGCAGCATCAGGTTGACTAATATCTATATCAAGTAATTTTTCTGCCTGTGCATATACATTAGTTATTAAAGTTGAATATGTTTTAGTTGCATCAGTACCAGTAATACCACCTTTATACATATTTTCTAAATAATTATTTATTATTTCTTTAGCTTGACCCTCTTCTCCTTTACTTAAATGTAAAGATGTTTCTGTTATAACTTCGGGCATCAATCCTAAAAATTTATTATATTCATAAGCACGATTTTGTTTAGTTCCATAATTTGCATTTTTAAATAGTTCCTTACTTATCTCAGGTATATAAAATTCATCAACAACAGTTGAATCAATACCTAATTTTTTAAATGTATCTAAATCTTCATTAAGATAACTTTTTCTCCATGTTCTATATTCATTGCTATCAGTACTAAATTCTTTTAAAAATTTAAGTATTGGTTGTCCATTATCATCAAGTTCTCCTGTATCTATTCTAGTAACATCATAGTCACTATTCATTCTGTTACCTCTTTTCTGTGCCTGTAGTGTCACTAAGGCTTTTTCATATTGTCTTCTATAAGCTCTAGTACCACCTATTATTTCTCTAGCTGTTTGTCTTCCTTCAACTTTTTCAATTCTTTTAGATAAATCTGAAATTGCTCCACCATTTATTTCAGCATCTAAGACATCAGCAACAGCTTGTTTTCTATCTTTTTTTGCTTTTTCATTAGCTCTATTTACAATAAACTTTTGTAATGTTGGATTAACTGCCTGTAAAGTTTCTGCTAATTCCATCATGCCAGTTTTTTGTATAGCAGTAACAGGTTGTACAAAGGTATTTACAGGACTGTCAAAAATCCGTCTTTGTGCTGTGCTTTGAAAACTTGAACTCATAATTAATTAAGAAAAGAATCCATCATCTAAAGAAAGTTCAGTTGTAAAGGCACTTGTGGCAGCACCTAACAGAACTTGTCCTGTTGAAGGTATTTGATTATACGCATTTATAGTATTACTTCTTAATCTGTTTCTTATGTTTTGATATTCTGCTTCTGTATTTTGTATATTTCTATCATATTGTCTGCTAAATGATTCTAATTCTTGTCTTATAGACTCTCTAAAATTACCACCTTGTCTTGCTAAATCCATATTAAGTATATTAATAGTATTACCTACCTTACCTGTTGCTAATAAAGCTTTTTGTGCTTTTAATATGTCTATATTTTTAGCAAATACATTTTGTGCTTCTTGTTTTTCTTTAGATGCTTTTTGTTCAGCTAAAGCTAATTGTTTATTTCTTTTATTATCTTCAGCAGATTGCACACCTGTTTTTTCTTGTTGTGCAGTTTGTTCAGCAGCATCTCTTTTTGCACCTTGCATAGCAAGTCCTGAGAATAAACTTAAACCTCCACCAATAGCAGCAGCAATAGAACACATTTAGGCGATCCTCAGAAATTCATAAAATGGTTTTTCATGTTGTCCATACTTTTCGTGATACTTTATAAAAACAAAACCTAAAGCTTCTAACCACTTTATAGCAGAATGATTCTCTGCATATACAAAATTATATAGGAGTTTATAAGATTTCAACAAACTATCTACCCATTTTCTGCCTTTTCTAATAAGTTGTATTTTATATTTTTTATTAGAAAACAATTCATCAGTACAAATCATAAATATACAACCACCTTTTATTACTCCACATA